GGGTATTTCACCACCCACATAATTGTAAAACTTTGTTCCCTTCTTGGTGATTGGCCCCCAATTGCACACCTCGATTCCAATTGATGTTTTATCCAATGGCAAATAAGGACATCCCAAAGGTTGGAAATGCTTGGTACCCAATCCCAAATGATACGCCCAATACTCACTGCCAAATCCTTGTACAATTGTTCCATCGGTTGAGATGGCAACACAAGTTGCAACCTTGTTGGCTACCTTTTCCCAATATGCAAAGGTTTGTTCACCGCTTCCGTTTCCCGCAGTGTGGTGTAAATACACCTGGGTCTTTTTAACCGCTTCGCGATTGTATGCCCTAAATGGTACTTGTTTAATTTTCATCTTGTTTCTTTGATGCTCCAAAATAGAATGATACTACCATAGTCACGATGGATGTTACCCCACCCGCAATGGTAAAATAAATGTCCTTTTGATCCGTTGGGAAATCCCAAAAGATAATTGAAAACAATATGGCATAACTCAATGCCAAAATTGAAATGGCTACAATGCCAGTGATGTTTGCTTTGAATCTGTCCATTATCCTTGACCCCTTGACGGCTTTGAACTTTTGTGTTTATTGATGTGTTTCGTATGTCTGCCCAACTTTCTTTTGGGTTTTACACGAAATGTCGTGGTGTTACTCTTAACCTTGGTTGCCATTATTTGATCCCGTTTAATCGCATCATGTTTGCAATGGATGCGGTGTCCATACCTACCAAAGAAGTATCCACGCCCATGAACATCATCGTGGTTGCCATTGCTTCAATCTTTGATTCTGCATTTGCCACTTCTTTTTCCAATGCCTTTTTTTCTGCAACCTTTGCCTCAACCATCTTGGCATTCATCGTTTGAGCCATTTTGGTGACTTCTCCCGCACTTTGAATGTTTTTTGATACCTTGTTAAGCAACGCGTCTATTTCGTCAATCTGTGGGCTTTGTTTTGCGTGGGCAATTGTGAACACATAACCAGTGATAAACAATGCACTAAATACGATTAAAAGGTTTTTCATAGTTTCTTCATTGTTTGCATGATGCGTATTTCGGTCATGGCACTTGCCAAACACGAATCCGACTTTTTAAGGGCGTATGTGAGTTTGTCAATCTTGGCATCCAAAACTTCTATCTTTTGATTTGCCTTTTCGATTTGTTCTTTATAGCCCGAACGAAGGTCCAAATACAAATACCCAACAGCCACAAGCATACAAAAAGAAACGGCAGCAATCGGGTTTTTACGGAATTGCTCAAACGAAACGGGAAGGGCATTGGGTTTTTTTATTGGTGCGGTCATTATTAATTACATATAGGGTTAATCCAAGTTTGTGTTGTTTCATCCCAAGTCCAAAGACATCCGTCATTAGGATACGGCACGGGCGGTTGCCATAAGCAATCCGCATCCAATGTCCAACTTGGGTATGGTTGTGGGGCTGAAAAATTGTCTTTGTCGGGGTAATAAATAAACCCAACACCCGCAAAGTTTTTGCCGATTGTATTATAGTAAGTACGCACCCATTCACCGCCAAAAGTATCTATACACCATTGAACCGTATCAGATACAATCACCTCTAAAACTATGTTATTTTCTAATTTAGCAACTTGCATATTATGTAGTATAAGAAATTATTACAACACCACTTCCACCCGCTTTCGCTTCTCCATTAGTCACATAACCACCACCACCGCCACCACCTGTATTAGCAGTTCCTGCAGTTTCACCGTTACCACCACCACCAAGTCCTCCCAATGCCTGTGGATCTCTACCACCACCAGCACCACCGCCAGCATAAAACAAAGAAGTACCACTAATTAAATACGCCTGTCCTATACCGCCAGAATTACCATTCTCACCCGGCAAACCGTTAGATCCCACTGCACCTTTTCCACCACCACCAGCACCACCACCACTACCAGACCATGTTCCACCATTATTACCTTGCCCCGCTGTTCCTGTTGCTTGAGTTGTAGTATTGAATCCCATACCACCACCACTACCACCATTTAATGGGTTTATATTTTGTGCGCTACCAGCACCACCACCAATAGCAGTAAGAGTGTCAAAAATAGAATTATTACCGCTTGTTCCTTGTGTGGCATTATTTGGCGCTGCCGTACCACCACTACCAATAGTAATTGTGTAAGCCGTTACTGAAATGGATTTTGCCGCATCGTATAAAACACCACCCGCACCACCGCCACCACCCGCATACATACCACCGCCACCACCACCCGCAACAACTAAAGCCTCAACAGTTGCACCGCTTGGTGCGGTTAATACGGTGAATGTACCCGAACTTGTAAAGGTGTGAATTGTCATACCACCCGAATAGGTAATAGTTCCGCCTGTAGCAGTTATAGGCGTTGCACCACCACTGGCAGTAAACCCGCCAACCCGTACACCAACTCCAACGCCAAACATTATTCTCCGTACATTACAACTGAACCACTCGCCAAGGTGATTGAACTGATATAACTACCATCGGCAACGGCAATGAATGTGCCTTGCTTTAATGTTACACCACTCAATCCCAATGTTGTCATCAACGATGCTGCGGATTGATCCAAAATTGCAGATACAACGGCATCCGCGTTTACCACAAACCCACGGAATCTTCCCGTGTTGGCACTTGTGTTTGATACGACCTTGGAACCCGTGTAACCCGCGCTAAATGAACTTGCTGAAATACTCATGTCTATAAAACGATTAGATGGTTATTTGTTCCACATTCTCCGCACCATAAATGGCTACCAAGGCATCGTACACGGCATTAACCAACAATGATTCTGCGGGGATTGTTTCGTACGATACCACTGATAATTCAAGGTTGGAAAAAGTGGTGTTAAAATCTTCAATGCCTTGAATCGGTGCTTTGCCTTCTGCCAATGCTTGAACACTTGCAAAAACAAAGGTTGCGATTTGGGCGGGGATGATTCCGTCTTTTTGGTTTTTTACATCGGCGTAACCTTCTGCGATTACTACTACTGAACCCGATGGGATTGATAAACCGCTTGTTAGGTTTACGCTTGTATTGATTTGAATTGCTTTCATATATTTACAAAATTAAGTGTTTTACATTGCACTATTTGTGACTTGTCTCCAACTTGTTCCGTTGTAAAAACAAGGACAATTCAATGTGGTATTATAAACTTCCAAACCATTTGCGGGTGAAGCAATGGCATTGATTTGGGTTGTGGTCATTCGGGGCATTAGGAATCCACGAGTTGTAGAATTGATAATTACTTGTGCCGATGGTTGTGCGGCATAAAATCCAAAATAGGATTGTGAACCATTTTCTTCTGTTGTATACGAACCTACTAAACTTCCCGTAGCGTTAGCACGAGAACCAAAAACCATTGGATAGTTTTGCGCTTTTGACGCACCCTCTGTTAATCCATCTATCCAAAAAATACCTGTTCCATTACTGAAGAATCTACCACCCATAATGTTTGTAGAATCGGAGAATCCTATTGAAAAATCCCCGTTTCGTGTACTTACGCCTTGACTTGTTGGGCCAAATCTAAAATTTAATTGATTTATAGTACTTAAACCTTCTATAAATAAATTGTCTTTTACAGTTAATGCGGTATTCCCCGCACTATTCTGCACCAAAAGCGATGTAGTGGCGGATGTTGAGCCACTGCCTACAACTTGAACTCTCGCAGAAGGTGATGTTGTTGCCCCAATGCCAATCGAATCATTGTTATATTGCCTTAGTATTGCATTCCCACTACCCCCTTTAAATCCTATATATTGATTGTTAGAAGTTAAATTACCCGCATAAACTAATGACACGGCATTTGAATTATCCGCTAATAATAATAATACTTCAGTATTTGTGGTATTGCTTTTTAATTGAAGTACGGTATTAGCGATATTGTAAGGGGTTCCCCCACCTTTTAGAATAGTTAATTCACTTGTCGGTGCATTCGTACCAATTCCCAACCTATTGTTTGTGTCATCCCAAAAGAAGTTTGCGGCATCACTTGCAAACGCACTTCCATTGCTGAACTGAATTGCACCCGCAACACCCGATGGCGGGGTGGTAGGGGTTACAATGTTACCCGAACCCAATACACTTGTTCCATTGATAGTTTTGATGTTTGTTCCCGATACCAATGTATCTTGTTTGGCCGCTAATTGGGTTGTGTTGGCAATCGCCACAGAGTTAACAGTTGGTGAACCCGTCAAGTTTACACCCGTTGTGGATACCTCCATTGGTAGGTTGTTGCCATTACCATCAGAAAGTACCTTTGGTGTTCCACTTATGGCGGTGTTATCGCCTGTTTTTATTAGTCCTGGGTATGTTCCCGCAGGGGTTAAGCCGTTTAATGATATTCCCATGATTATATATTATTCCAAGTATCGTTAATTGAATTCCATTGTGTGTTAATTTGTTGCCATTCCAAGGTTGCAAA